ATCTGTCCACTGGTCGATTCGGAATGGCTTGCCGAACGCGAGCGCAAACTTGACAGTCGGACGTTCAAGACTGAATATCTCGGTGAATTTGTCGGCAGCAGTGACCGCTTCTTTGATCCAGAGGTCATCGATACACAGATGTCATCGGATGTTTCAGCAACGCGCAAAGGCATGGTCCTCGGCGCTGACATCGCCAGAGCCGGAGACGACCGCACTGTGATTGTCGGCATCGGGGCGGATGGAATTGCGGAAGTCCTCACCGCTGATCGGGAGATGAACTTATCCCAAGCAGCGGGCACATTGTCGCAACTGGTATCGCAACACGACGTACGTTCGGTCGCAGTCGATGAGACAGGACTGGGGGCGGGCGTGGTCGAAATGTTGACGAACCAGGGGATTGTCGGTCGAATGTTGAACGGTACGAAGTTCACACTTGACACCAAGCAGTCACTGTACAATCGGTTGAAATCCATGTTCGAGGAGCGAACGCTAGAGATGCAATACGATGGACAGCTCCTCCGTGAGTTACGACAACTTGAGTATTCACTGACCGCACGCGGGAAGACGAAGATTGAACATCCGAGTGGTGGACACGATGACCACTGTGATGCGCTGGCACTGGCAGCCTCGGAGTTCCGGAATGATGGCGACAGTGGGTATGCGACAACCTCGGACAACGTGGTGGTCCTCTAATTATGGCTGACGATGACACCTCCCTGTTCGGACGGATTCGAGATCAGGTCGCCCGGCTCGGACCCGGACAGGACAACAACCCGAGTCCGCAAGCTAGGGACGAAGACGTTTACACGGTCGGGCGTGAGGAATTCCGCGAGGAGGTCGATGAGCGACAAATCGGTGAATTCGTCCGTGAATATAATCGCAACCCGTTAATCAGAGTCCCAATCCAAAACTTTGCGTCGGATGTGACCGAACCCGGCGTGTCAGTTCAGGTTGGCCTCCCCGATGAGATGGAGGATATACCCGAAGTCCCCGCCGATTCATACGACGAGTATGCGGGGATGTCGTTGGATGATGCCCTTGAATCGTGGCTTTCGAGTTGCTACATTGACGGCTGGAGTTACGACGGGAGTTTCACCGCACTCTTAGAGAACATCATCAAGGACCGACGCGGCAGACGTGGCACGGCAGTTATCGAACACGTCTATGATGACGCTCGGGAACGCGACCGATTGATGGCGCTCCGACCGATTCGGACGGAAACGTTGACTGCGTATACCAGAGAGGGTAAACGCATCGTCCTCCGCGAAGACGATGACCTCGGGAGTTTCGATACCATCGCCGTTGATGACTACGGCGAAGACCCATACCGCGACTCAGCGCCACAGACGCCAGCGGGTAAGACCGCAGCCGTGGCGCAGTTTGATGACATCTTTGCGGGTGGGAACTCAGAACGCGACGAGATTCCATTTGCGTATTCGGATATTTCATTCAGTGCATACGACTCCGATACGGGGAGTCTATTCGGCCGCCCCGATAGTGCGACCATCTTGAATCGGGCGGCGGCGTTGAGAAAGAAACTGCGACACGTCGACCAATCGATTGCCAACACTGCCTTTGGAAATATTCTTGCGAAAGTTGAGACCCAACAGGCCGAAGTGGTCGAATCTGTCCGCGACAATTTAGATGTCAATATCAAAGAGCGCGGGGTCAGAGATCAGGACCCACAGACTGTCTCGGCGACAAACGCTGAGGTCGACGTGACTGAAATCGAGGGGCAAGTACCGGACATTACTGACAACATTCAACAGGAAATCGAGTTTGTGTTGGCTGCGATGCCGACACCGCTGTACAGAATCGGATTCACCGGAGATGTGAATCGTGATATTACCAGTGAGCAATCTGAAGATTACAGAGACCAAATTAAGAGGGAACGTCGCCGCTTGGAGGATGATTTTCGGCGGATGTTGCAGATGAAAGCCCGCGATTTGATGTACGGGAATCCACATACCGAAGAGCGACTGGATGTGGATGTCAGTCTTCGGATTCGTCCGAGTACGTCTGAATCCCCACTTCGGGATGAAGAATTCTCAGCGAGTGAGTTTGCGGAGTTCATGTCTGGCTTGAGTACGGCGGCAGGTCCGAAGGGCGGGGCAACGGCGATACTGCCGAAAGAGACGATTGTTGAAACCGTCCTCGATATGGATATGGAAGACATCGAACCCGACGAACCGGGCGATCAAATGCCCGATATGCCAGTCCAAAATGAAGAGGTGCAAGCGGCGTTCGATGATTTTCAAGACGCGAATCTCGCGACACGGTACTCTAAGGGTGATGTCGTGAGTACCCCGGACTCCGGCGTCGGCGTGATTGCCGGGGTCATCACCGAAGACAAAGAACTGTCAGATGATGCGCCGGACACGGATCTTGAAGCCATCGACGCCTCCGAAGATTCGCCGTCGTATGTCGTTGTGACTGAAGACGAGGACCAGGGCATGGCGATCCTGAAAGCCTCTGAGCTTGAATCCACCACTATCGAGACGGAAGTGGATGCGCTGGATGCAACAAAAGAGGCGGCGGCAATGGCAGAGCTGGCACCGGACGGCAGTGAAATGGCAGAGCTTGACTTTACGATGCCAGAATCTTGGCGTGAGTCGGATACACCAGCGCGTGTGATTGCGTTGAAGGCGTTTCAGGGCATGGGTGGCAGTTTTACGGGATGTAAAAGGGAGATGCGCAGTGAAGTCTCGGACCCCGATGAGTTCTGCGGGTCATTTCTCGATGAAGTGCTCAGGTATCCATATTGGAGGGGCGATAGCCCACTCCCCGGTGACTGACCTCTACAATGTCCATCGATACGGAGCCGCAGGTCTGTCCGACCTGCCGAGCGACGCAAGCATGGTACAAGTTTGAATGCGAATACTGTGAGTCCGACTTGCCGCGACGCTACGAGACCGAGACTGAATCTGAGTAATGGCTGATCCATCGAAGAACCTCCGCGATGAATTCTTGCGTGAGATCCGGCGCCGGATGCGCGACATTCGCGGACTGGTGCGTGAGCAAGTCGGCTACGAAACCGATGTGTTCGGACTCGCTGAAGACGCGGAGCAATCCGACCCCGACCAGACAGACCGCGACGATGATGCTCCGGACGTCTTCCGGTTCCAGACACGCGATGCGAACATTGATGCGTTCCTCCGGTGGTTCACGGACAAACTCAGACG